CGGGGATGGGGTCCTTAAGCCTCGATGGGATGGGAAGCGCGGGATCATATCGAGGATCGATCCCCGCCACTGGTTCCCGGTGGTGGACCCTGACGACTCCGGGACGTTCACCCATCACGTCTTAGCATGGGAGATCAAACAGGGAGAGGACCGATACGCTAAGGTCGAAATTCACACGCCGGGGAAGATCACCCATCGCCTCCTCAAGCTCACCTCCGACGGCAAAGAGATCAGGGAGATAGCGCCCCTCTCCACCATCGAGCGATACTCCAGCCTGAAAGAGGAGGAGGAGACGGGCATCGACGGCTTCCTTGTGGTCCATTTCTCCAACCTGAAGACCGGGGACGGCGTCTTTGGGATGGACGACTTCCGGGACATCTCCGACCTCGTGGAGGAGATCGAGCGCCGGTTGATCAAGGTCTCGGGAACCTTGGACGTCTTCGCCGATCCCTGGATGTGTGGCCCTCCGGGGTTGAGGGTCCGAGATCCGCTCACGGGCGAGGTGGTTTGGGCTTCCGATGAGAAGTACATCGCCCTTAACGAGGGCGAGTCCCCGCCGGTTATCCTTACCTGGGACGCGAACATGGGCGCGACCTTTACCCAAATCGAGACCCTTCTCTCCCAGCTCTACGTCATGGCCGAGCTCTCCCCGGCTGCCTTTGGCGAGACGAAGAGCGGCCTGGCCGAGTCAGGAAGCGCCCTCAAGCGCCTTATGCTCCCCACCCTGGCGAAGGTTAACAGGTTGAGGCTCAGGATCAAGCCGAAGCTGACCGAGGTCCTCAAGACGGTTCCCCACGGCCAGGTCGGCGAAGAGGGTCATGATCCGCTTGAACCAGTTGACTCTCATCTTGATTATCCGGGGCGCGTCGTCTTCGTTCAGTCCGGTGAAGACGAGATCGTGGTCTCCTTCCATCAGCAGCCGGTTCTTTGCGTATCGAGCCAGCCGGTCTTTATCTGGCGGCCACTTCTGGCCGGGCTTCAGAAAATCCAAAGTAGTGAATACGGTCATGATCGTGATCTCCTAAAATCGGTAATCCGGCGGCTCTTGCTGATCCTGTTAACCAGGTAGCGGAGGCAATCAACCAGGTCGTCGCCTTCTTTGATGGGCGCGTCCTCGCCCCTCTCGGTGGCTTTGGGGTCCCATCGGTAGCCTTCGAGCTCCTCCTGGAGCATAGGGGTGGACGAGCCGCCGAGCTGGAGCCAACCTTGATCAAAAGCGTTTACAGTTCGCTGAATTCCATTCAGGACGTCGTTATCTGCCTGCTGGACGCCCTCGATCCCGTCTCCTATGAACTGGAGGCGGTGGGCTTTGGCGCTCGGGTCGACATCAATGCTCGTCGGATACATCCCAGCCAGGAATTTCTTCAGGTCCTTCGAGACCTCAGCCGGGGACTTGTCGGCCTTGCGGTACTCTCCAGCCACAACCCACTTTGCACCGATCCGGAAGGCCTTCAGCATCGCCGTGGGGTGGGTGGCCCCGGGGTCCACAGCGACTCGCATCTCCTCAATCCGGTCGTCGGGGAGGCGAGGGATGCAGTGAAGATCCCGGTTGAAGTTTCGATATACGGCACCTTCCGCCGCTACCCACAGCCCGTCGATGTACCTCTGATAGAATAGGGACCCTCTCGGCCCGAACTGGCGCTTGAGCTCTGCGACGTAGGCAGGGTCCAGCCAGGGGTTATCTGTCAACTCGAAATGCCAGGTCTTGAGATCGAGCTCGCCCTCTCGGTCGATCCATCTCTTCTTGAGGTAGTGGCCTGGAGGCCCCGGATTCGTCGTGAGGAAGAGCTGGGAGCCGGGTTCGCTAAGTCTCGAGATCAGCATGTTGAAGAAGCTTTCAGGGGTCAGGGAGCCTTCATCGACGAGGGCGCCGCCGAGGGTGAGGCCTGCGATCTTCGTGAAGGCGCTCTCGTCGTTGGCCCCTTCGCAGAGGATAGGCCGCCCGTAGATGGTGGCCACCTTCAGGGACCGCTTGTAGTCGAAGTTGTCGGGACCTACCAGGGAGGCGATAGGCAGAAGGACGTTCCTCTCCAGGCTCGTGAGGGTCTTCCCGGTCATCAACAGGTTGACCCCGGCCGGCGCCTCCAGGACGGCCCGCAACCATCGGACGTTGGCCCCCACGGTCTTGGCGCTCCTCACTGCGCCGTGGAGGATGTTCACCCTTGCATCAGAGTGAAGGCAGAAGTCCCGCTGCTTTCCGGTGGGAACCTGGAAGCTCAAGTCTCCGCCTCCTCGCCCATCTTCTCGGCTTCATGTATCGCCTTCAGCCATCGGACGTTAACCCCTATGGTTTTTGATGACCTGATCGCGCCGTGGGTTAGGTTAACCCCGGCATCAGAATGTAAACAAAAGTCCCGCTGCTTTCCCACTGGAATCTGAAATGTCGTCAAGAGTCATCACCTTGATTCTAGCCACCGGATTCCGCACCCATGGGTGCCCCGTCGTCTGGCTCGTCTGTCTCCATCTTTTCGAAAAGTTTCTTGATCTCGCCCGCCTTGTCGCCGTATCCCGGCCCCTCTTCAAGTCGCCGCTTATCAATGCCGATCGCAAAGCCGGTCATCAGATATTGAAAATCGCGGGGACTATCGCAGCTCTTCAGTAGTTCCCGGCCTTTGTTCAGGGCCTCGCCTATCAGCTTGATCCTCTCGGCGGAAGCGTAACAGGACCTGGCCTCGTTGGCTTTTTTTGGACCCGTATATACGAGGCCGTGCCTGTCGGCTATTCGATGGATGGTATCCGGCGCTCGATCGAAGTCTTTTGCAGTCTGATTCTGAGACTTACCAGATTTGAGCGCCTCCAGAATCTCGACCTCTTCATTCTCGGATACGGGACCGCCTTTGCTCATTGTGTGTACTATTAGGACAATCAATATATAAATAGCTTCCGTCTATTGTCCTCTTTGTACTCAGACGATGCCCTCCTTCCTCGCCAGATCGTAAGCCATTCTCGCCCTCTCGACGTCCCAGCTCTGAGTGTCCATCAGGATCTTGACGGATAGCCCACCATGTTGTCTCTTCAAGTCCCTGTAATAGGCGAAAGTCAACCCGAAGATTCGCTTCTCTGCCCCGTCATCTGGGCCGGATTTGCCATCGGATTTGCCAGGTTGGCAAATCTGGGAATCACTATCGAGCGGGGACGCTTTTGTCAGATTTGTCAGATTTGCCAAATCATCATCTTTCCCCTCAGAAGACCTACTCTCCTCAGCTTCAGACTTTGCTCCACCATTCTTTGGCAAATCTGACAAATCTGACAAATCAGTCTTTGATATTGGCGCGGTTGATGTTGATTTTTCGTTTTTGCCATTTGGCAAATCCGTGGCAAATCCGTGGCAAATCTGATCTGGCTCAAGCCAGACGGCTTTGTCAAACGAGGTCCACCGGTTGTAGACCGTGTGCAGAGTGTAGACGTTTTGGAAGACCGTCTTTCCCTCATCGGTTTGGATGGTCTCTTTCCCCCAGGCCAATCCTTCGATCCGATCGAGAAGCCCTTTGCCTCCACGATCCTTTCGACCATGAAGCAGGGCATGTACGTAGCCGGTGGATAGCCCTCTCCCATCCCGGAGCCTGAAATCTCGGACGATCTCGGAGCCGCTCACCGGCCCCCTCACTGCTATGAACGCCAGGAGGTCATCCTCGGTATTGTTCACCTTTCGGATGAGGTTTGAAGCACGATCAGCGAAAAGCTCCTCAGCAAAAGCGAAGTCTGCCTCGCTAGCATCGACCACAACCACGCCGTCACCGTTGGAGTGCGCTTTTCTCTGCATGGTGCGGGCCACCGTCGCCGCCCTGATTAGGTCCAGGAACCTCCCGGGATTACGCCGGTCGGAGACGTCGACCATCCCGATCCTCTCAGCGAAGGGGACCGCCACAAGGTAGACGTTCTGCCTGATCTGGCGGATGATCTCACGCGCTACCTGGACCTCCTCGTCTACAAAGAACTCCTCGCCGGCCTGAGTCGCCCGCGTCATGGAGTGCGAAAAAACCTGCCTGTCGGTGTCCCGGCCCTCTTTGACGTTGAGTCCATACTGGCGGTTGATCAGCTCGTCGGAGAAGTGGTCATTTACCGAGGTCAACCACCACGTAAGCCTGGGAGGGAGAGGGAGCCGCTGAAGTTGCCGGTTTCTGTCCAGGGTGATATGAGTTGTCCCCTCCTGGAAGTTGGTCATTGACCTTTTGAGGGTCCCCTCCAGGTCCTCGCTCATCACGATATCATCCGAGAAGACGACCTGGCCGGGTTGGAGATCGGAGAGGTAGAAGAGGGCCTTTGCCGACACACTGGCTTCGACTACGATCTCGGGAGGGAGACAATGGCATAGGGACTTACAGGCATGGGTCTTTCCGGCTCCGGATCGGCCCGATAGCTTAGGCTGGATACCGGCGCTGTTGAGGATCGATCCCGAGACCACAGAAGCCAGCATCACCTTTGCGAGCTTGTCATCGCCTACATGGAACCGGTGAAACTGCGTGATAACATACTCTATCGGGTCCCCGCCCTCCAGGATCTCCAGGGCCCTGGCCTTGACGTCTTCGGGGACGTCCTCCTCTGGAGGTGTCGGCTTCCCTTTGGCCTCGATCAGCCCGCGCCGCTCGGCTGCCTCGATGGTTTCGATGAACTTCTTCCCGGTCAGAGCCCCCGGCCTCGCCTCTGAGCAATCGATGATTCCTTCTTCGACCGCCACCCACAAGGCAGGCCCGCCGCCGGTCTCGTGGCGACCGCACCACCAGCTGTTTTTCTCTGGATTCGCCACGAGGTTATGGCCCGTCTCCGATCCATGGACGGGATGTTTTCCGAAGTACTGGCCGCCGCTTTCTGTGAACCCTGCGACGTTGATAACATCCAGGATCGAGACTCCGGCGAAGGGGTCGTCGTCGGTTGAGGTAGGCGCCCTTCTCCT